CTTTCATAGGTGGGACAACTTGGGGGACACCGCACAGGGACACGGGACGGCGCTCAGCGTGCGTGCGATGGCCGCTGCGTTGGCCGACGTCACCAAAAGCCAGGTGCAGCGGCTCTACCAGGCCGGCATGCCGCGCACGGTGGATGCGGCGCGCGCCTGGCGCCTGGCCAACCTCGAGCTGTCGCGCACGGCCGACAGCCGCATCGACCGACCCCAGACGTCTGCAAGAGATACCACCACCGCGGCCGGCGCCTCGCAAGGGGCCGAACGTGGGACCGGGGATAACCCAGGCGCCGGTAACGCCGAAACCCCGTCGACCGACGAGCCCGATCCGGCCGAGCCGCAGGACGAGCACACCCAGTCCTTCCGCCGCGACCGCGCCGCCAACGAGCGCATCAAGGCAGAGCGCGCGCAGATCGAGCTCGACCAGCTGCGCGGCTCGCTGATCGCGCTGCGCGAAGTCGAGGATTTCGAGTTCACCGCCGGCCGCATCGTGCGCGATCGCATCGAGATGGTGCCGGCGCGAGTTTCGGCAGATCTGCACGCCCTGGTGCTTTCCCTGGTGCCCGAAGAGCACCGCGCCGCAATCGCCAGCGCCCTCGAGCTGCATGTGTTCGAGCGCCGCCTGGCCGATGCGCTGCGCGAGGCGCTGGACGACGCGGCCAAGGCCACCGAAGAGGCGCGCCGTGACGACGACGAAGACGACCCCCTGCATTGACCGCATCCGCCGCGCGCGCGCCGCCGGCCTGCGCCCCGACGGTCGCGTCTGGGTCGATCAGTGGGCCGAGGCCAATCGCGTGCTGCCGCCCGACGCGCCCGAGCCCGGCCCGTACCGCAGCTCGCGCACGCCGTACCTCATCGACATCCAGCGCACCATGTCGCCGGCCTCGCCCTACAAGGAGGGCTGGTGGCAGAAGCCCGTGCAGATCGGCGGGTCCACCAGCGGCGAGAACATGATCGGCACGTGGATCTGCGCCGCGGCCGGCTCCATGCTCGTCGTCTTCCCCACGCTCGACGACGCCAAGCAGTGGGAGCTCACCCGCTTCGAGCCGCTGCGCGCCGGCACGCGCGAGCTGCGCCGGCGCATCCGCCCGGCCGACGAGAAGGGCAGCGACAACACCAAGCTGCGCAAGAAGTACCGCGGCGGCGTCATGCGCCTGATGGGCTCCAACCGGCCCATCAAGAGCAGCACCATCCGCTACGCCAAGCTCGAAGAGCCCGACGAGTACGTGGCCGACATCAACGGCCAGGGCAGCATCATCGAGATGGTGCGCGCGCGCATCAAGAACTTCGGCCGCCGCGGCAAGCTCTTCGGCGACGGCACCCCCACCATCGAAGGCGCCAGCGCCATCGCCGCCCAGGTGCAGCGCGGCGACCAGCGCCACTGGCACCTGTTCTGCCCCGACTGCCACCACCCCCAGCGCCTGGTGTGGAAGCAGCTCAAGTGCCTGGCCGAAGGCGACCCGCAAAGCGTGCGCTACGCCTGCATCGAGTGCGGCGCCCTCAACACCGAGCAGACCTGGAAGCTGCGCAACTACGCCGCCCGCAGCCCCGGCATGAGCGAGGCCGAAGCGCGCGACGCCGGCCTGGCGCACTGGCAGGCCACCGCGCAGGGCGAACCCGGCGTGGCCAGCTGGGTCGGCTTCAACGCCCTCGGCGCCCCGATCGGCTGGCGCCCCTGGCCGGAGCTGTGGACCGAGTGGCAAGCCGCGCAGGCCGACCCCAACCTGCTCAAGGCGTTCGTCAACAACACCCTGGCCGAACCCTACGCCGACACCAAGCGCGCCACCGTCGGCGCCGAGGTGCTGCAGCAGCGCGCCGAGAACTACCCGCTCATGTTCGTGCCGCAGGGCGGCCTCGTGCTTTGTGCCAGCGCCGACGCGCAGGACAACCGCCTGGCCGTGCTCATCCGCGCCTGGGGCCGCGGCGAGGAAAGCTGGGGCATCTGGCACGACGAGATCTATGGCGACCCCTCGCTGCCTGAGGGCGTCGACGGCTCGCCCTGGGGCAAGCTGCGCGAACTGCTCAACACACCCATCCGCCACGAAAGCGGCCAGGTCTTCCACGCCGGCGTCGACGCCTGCTTCATCGACGAAGGCGGCCACCACACCGAAGACGTGCGCGCCTTCTGCCGCGACCAGCAGCTGCGCGGCAAGCAGGTGCTGCCCATCGCCGGCGCCAAGCAGTACGGCGCGCCCCCGCTCGGCAAGCCGCGCAAGGTGGACTTCAACTGGCGCGGCGCCGAAGTGCCCGGCGGCATCCAGGTGCGCTACGTCGGCACGCAGCTCATCAAGCACAAGATCGACGGCCGCCTCAAGCTCGTGCGCCCAGGCGGCGGCTACTACCACAACCCGCTGGGCTTCCGCACCGACTACTACCAGCAGCTGCGCGCCGAAGAAACGCGCTGGCAGCGCGACGCCAAGGGACGCAAGGAGCTCTGGTGGGTCAACCCCAAGCGCGCGCGCAACGAAGCCTGGGACCTCGAGGTCTACAACTACGCCTGCTTCCTGTTCTGCATGAGCGGCCGCCACGCCGAGAACGTCTGGCGCGACCGCGAGCAGCTCTACGGCGCCGTGCGCCAACTGCAGCTGCTCGACGACGGCGCGCCGGCCACCGTGCAGACGTCTGCAGTCGCCGAGGCGCCCGAGGCCGACGACAGCGCCGAGCCCGATCTGCCCGGCTTCGCCGCCGCCCCGCGACTGCCGCCGCCCCTCGTCAAGCCACCGCAACGCCCACGGCGCGGTGGGTTCGTCAATCGCTGGAGATAAAAGGGAATCGCACACATGAAACTCCAACGTCAGTACACCGACGGCGCGTGCAGCCATGTGCGCGTCGTCCACACCGGCACCTCGCCGGAGCAGAACTTCTCCACCCGCCTGGTCGACGCCGGCGTGGCGCAGGGCTGGGTCAGCGTCAGCGGCGACCGCCTGCTGATGAAGACCGACGCCGCGCCGCTCGCCTACACGGTGAAACGTCCCCCCGGCTACTACTGCAAGAGCACCGACGCGCCCATCCCGGTGTCCGACGCCGCCTGGCGCATCCTCACCCGGTATGCCATCACCGACGAGGCTCGGCCCGAGGTGCTGGCCTGGCTGGCGGCGCAGGGCAAGGCGGCCGACGATTACGACCTCTCGCTCGCGTGGGAGTGCGTGCTCGACGCCGCGCAGCACGACGCATTCAAAGTGGGGGCCTGAGCCATGGCAAACCTGGTGCTGAACATCGCCCTCGGCCGCGTCGCCGAGTTGTACAACCGCGTCGACACCAACGACGCGGCGAACGCCGTGCTGCTGGTGATCGCGTTCAACTCGACCGCCACCGACGCCACGATCAAGGATCTGGACACGGTGGCCCTGATCGAGGCCGACGCCAACACCGCCGAGGTGACGAACAGCGGCTACGCGCGCAAGACGCTCACCGACGCCGACCTGGTGGCCTTCGCGCCCGACGACGCGAACGACCGCGTGGATCTCGACATCCCCGACCAGACGTGGACGGCGGTGGGCGCCGGCAGCGCGTGGACGGATCTGTGCATCGCCTACGACGCCGACAGCACCGCCGGCACCGATGCCAACGTGGTGCCGATGACGTGGCACGACTTCGCGGTGACGCCGAGCGGCACCGACATCGTGGCGCAGATCGCGGCGGCCGGGTTCTACCGGGCGAGCTAGAACAGGAAAGCAAAAGATCATGCGACATTCCATTGCAGGCCGTTCCACCGTCGCGGGCACCACGCTGCGAGCCATCGCTTCGCTGTTCGCCACCGCCTCAGTCGGCGCCAAGCTGCGCGAGGTCGGTGTCTTTAACACCACCAGCACAGCCGTGGCTGTGTCGTTGGCCCGGTTCACCAACGCGACTGGCGTCGGTGCCGGGCTCACCGAGGCGGACTACGACGCCGCGAGTCCGGCCATCTGCACCGGGTTCGCTGGGCACACGGCGGACGGCGCGGTGGGCCAGGTGTTCCGTCAGGCGGCGTTGCCGGCCGCTGTCGGCGGCGGCGTGATCTGGACCTTCGGCGACTCGGGCATCCTGATCCCTGTGGGCACGGCCAACGGCATCGGCGTCATCTGCCCCACCGGCACGGGGCAGATCCTCGACTACTACTTCGACTGGGACGAGTGACTTTGTGGCGATCAGCCGATCCGGTGGGGGGTTCGGGCCGACAGCGACCGCGCCATCGGGTAATGGCGCGATCAGCTCGGCCATCCTGTTCCCGAGCAACGGGGACGGGAGCGTAAGCAACGTCCGTTTCGCACTCTCCGGTGCGGCCATGCCGGACATCGTGCCGCTCACGCTGCTGTGGAAGGTGTACCCGGTGTCGCAGGCCGGCTACTGCACTACCTTCTTCCACGGGCGGACTGACGGCTCGTTCATCGGTGACACGACCTACTTCGGGTGCCACCCGTACCCGGACACGCCGCCAAACGGCACGCCGAAGTCGTGGGAGATTTCCATCGAAGGCGGCGATGACATCGTCGACGAGAACGGCAACAACACCTCGGTCGTCAACAACGCGTGGTATTCGCAGGCCGCCAGCACACGCTCCAGTGGCACGACCATCGTCGACTTTTACTGGGACTTGCGCACTTCGGTCAACCGGCGAATCAGTCACACCACCGGTTCAGCACTGACCAACGCAGCGCAGAGCCCTGCCGTGACGTTCGGCGATGCGCCATGGAGCGCAAACAACGAACGCCTGAGCGGCCGGCTTCGTGGCATCCAGATCTACAACGCGCAGTTGAGCGAGGCGAACATCCAGGCTCTCGAATTGATGGAGGACGACGCCGCGGTCCTCGCCAAGTGCTCCGCGCTCGGCATCACGTCGCTGTGGTACCTGAACATGAACCCCACGCCGAGCGACATCACGGATAAATCCGGCAACGGCCGCAACCCCTCGTGGGTGAGTGCCGATCACGGGACTCTCTGGACGCCGTGACATGACCTACCTCACCAGCGTAGCGGACGCAATCGCGGATGGCGGTGCGACGACCTTCGCATCGCCAGCGCTGTCTGTCAGCGGCTCCAACAAGGTGATGTGGGCGCTGGCGATCGACTCGGATACGACTCCAGCCGATGCGACTGGCGTTGTGTGGGACGCGGCCGGGGTCAACGAGGCGTTGACGAAGCTCGGGGCTGGACTGACCTACGGCACCTTCGCAAACTGCTCACTATGGCGAAAGATCGCCCCGAGCGACGGGACATCCAAGGCAGTCACTGCGACATGGGCCGCATCGAAGGGTGAGCGTGGGCTGATCGTATGGGTCGAGACCGATATCGATCAAGGAACACCAAACGGTACCGTCGTCAGCGCCACCGGTACAGGAACAAGCGTCGCGTCGGGTGCAGTAACCACCACCGTAGGGCAGCGGGTCATCCAGCTTGCAGACGCGCTGCGAACTGGCATCTTCTCAGCCGCCCCGAACTTCAACACGCCCACCGGTACCGAGCGGCACGATGTGGTCTCTACCGGAACGGCGTACCACGCCATCGCGGCGCAAGAGCAGACCGCCTCGGGGTCTAGCACGTCTCCGTCCTGGGCGACGCTCGATGACACCACGGACGGCTGGGGGACGTTTGCGTTTGCGGTCAATGCTGCCAGCAGCGCCACCGCCGACCAAGAAGGCGCCCGCTTCGGCAACGACGACGGGGCCGAGGCCGCGCACACCTGGGCCGCAGCGCAGGACACCGACATCACCGCCCCTGCCGGCCAGACGCAGACCGTGAACCTGATCGTCAACACCACCGGCACGCTCGGGGCCAAGACGTTCAAACTGCAGTACCGCAAGGTCGGGGCGTCCGACTGGCTCGACATGCCGGTGCAGTGATATGGCGATCAGCTTCGTTGGCGTCGCAGCGGGGGTCACGAGCGCGACGCTGCCGTCATTCCAGAGCGGCGACATCGCGGTGGTGTATGCGTTCCGCGACGGCAGCGCGACCAATCCCACGGTGCCGACCGGCTGGACGAGCATCACCAACACCAACGACGGCACCACGTGTTCGGCGAGTTCGGGGTGGCGTAGGCTTCAGGCGGGCGACACAACGACCGGGACGTGGACCAACGCCTCGCGCGTCGTCGTCGCTGTCTATCGCGGCTGCGAGCCGTTCATCACCCCGGTGGGCGGAGGGGCCAACGGCGCCGGCACCACCAACACCGTCGCGTACACGACGTTCACGCTGACGCGCGGGGATGGTACGAGCTGGGTGCTGGGGCACGTCGGCCACCGCAGCGTCGACACCACGGTGGATTCGGCGGCCATCACCGGCATGACGGCCCGGGGCGGTGGGGTTGACGCCACGGCGGAGGCCCACGCATGGGACACGAACGGCGGGGTCTCGTCGTGGGGCACGACGAACCAGACCATCACTGGCACCGCAAGCGGATGGGTCACGCGGACGGTTGAGCTGCTCGCACTGCCGACGCAGAGCGATTTTCGGCCACCGGTCTCTGCAGTACAGGCTGCGCACAGCAGGTCGCCATGAGCATCGTCAGACAAGCCGGCAACGTCCGGCCGATGCCAACGCCCAGGGCGATGCCCCGGGTAATCTTTCGCGACATCATCCATGCATTCAAGGTGGTGTTAAGCGCCAACATCGCGGCCGGCGGGGAGGACACGACCACCTACGGCATGACGGCGCCCGCTGGAAAGACCGGGGCAAATTTCACTACCGGGCGGCGGTGGGACAACGAGAACGGGCTCGACGCGCTGACTATTGCGGCCGACTTCTGGACCAAGGTCGGATGGGCTGTGGCCCCAGTCTCTGGGGTCGTGGTCGACACCGAGCAGTACGAGTTCCGGGTGGCCGCCGATGGGGTGGCGCTGGACACCTACACGGTAACGCCGAAGTGGACGATCGGGACTCCGGTGGGCGACGTTGAACTGCCGTCGCTGATCATGCAGCCGATGCAGCCGCAGGGGTATCGGTCGTGAGCATCAGATACCCATCACCCAAGACAGGGTGGCCAAGACCTGCAGGACTGTCCGGCACTTGGAACACGCCGAACGAGACGCAGAGTGCAGCGACTGCCGTCGGCCAGGTCACCGAGACGGATCTTGCCCAGGCCATCACCGCTCGCCACGTGCTCACGGTTGGCCAGGTCACCAGCACCGAGGTCGCCCAGGCCATCACGCCGGCCTACGCGCGCACGATCGGCCAGGTCACGGAGGCAGACCTCGCCCAGGCCGTCACGGCGAGCCAGACGCGCGCAGTCGGGCAAGTCACCGAGACAGGTTTCGCTCAAGCCATCACTGGCCGCCTGATCGCCGCGGTGGCCCAGGTCAACGAGACCGACACCGCCCAGGCCGTCAGCGCCAGCCAATCCCGCGCGCTCGACCAAGTGACCGAGACCGATCTGGCGCAGACCATCAGCCCGCCCGGCGCGCAGACCATCGCCGTCGGCCAGGTGACGGAAACCGACACCGCGCAGGCGATCACTGCGCGCCTGATCGGCACCGTGGCGCAGGTGTCGGAGACCGACCTCGCGCAAGCGGTCACGGGCCGGCTTGTCGCTGCGGTGGCGCAGGCCACGGAAACGGACGCGGCGCAGGCCGTCACCGCGCGGCAGATCCGCGCCGTCGGGCAGGTCACTGAGACCGACACCGCTCAGGCCATCACCACACCAGGCGTGACGGTGGTGGCCCAGGTGAGCGAGACCGACCTCGCGCAGGGCATCGCGCTGCGGCTCGGCATGGCGCAGGTGACGGAGAGCGACACCGCGCAGCCCATCACGCGCCAGCTGCAGCGCAGCGTCGCGCAGGTGGCGGAGACCGATCTCGCGCAGGGCATCTCCCTGCGCCTGGGCGTCGCGCAGGTCAGCGAGGCGGACGCGGCGCAACCCATTACCCGACAACAGGTGCGCAGCGTCGGCCAGGTGATCGAGGTCGACGCCGCGTTTGCCATCGCCGCCATGCTGCGCGCCGGCATCGGGCAAGTGAGCGAAACCGATGCGGCGCAGAGCATCGGCCGGCCGGGCTCGCTAACCATCGAGCAGGTCGCGGAAATTGACGTCGCGCAGATCATTGCCGGCGGCCTGGTGGTGTTCACCGTTAACAGCCAGGCCCGCATCGGCCCCAGAACCGAACGCGACAGCCCCGAGCGCATCGGCCACCGCACCGAGCTCGACGCCAAAGAACGCATCGGCCCCGCCACCGCCAGGCCCGGCACCAGAAGGATCGGTTGACACCACATGCAGCAAGACCTTCTCATCGCCGGCGACACGCTGAACTTCCTCACGAGCGTGCCCGACTACCCCGCCAGCGCCGGCTGGGTGCTCAAGTTCTACCTCGTGCGCCGCACCGCCTCGGGCTCGCCCATCGTGCTCACCGCTACGGCCGAGGGCGACGACCACCGCGTCACCGTCACCGCCGCCACCACCGCCGGCTGGTCGCCCGACAACTACAGCTGGAGCACCCGTGTCGAAAAGGGCGCCGAGAAGTACACCGTGCACGGCCTCACCGGCCAGCTCGTCATCCAGCAGGACCCGGCCACCGCCGCCAACGGCTTCGACGGCCGCAGCGTCGCCGAAAAGGCCCTGGCCGACGCCAACGCCGCCATGGCCGCGTGGACGGTCACCAAGCGCCGCTACCGCATCGGCGATCGCGAGGTGGAGTTCTCCAGCAAGGCCGACATCGTGGGCGTCATCAACCACTGGGAAATCCAGGTCAAGCGCGAGCGCCGCCAGCAGGCCCTGGCCGAAGGCCGGCCCGACCCGGCCAAGACGTATGTGAGGATCAACCGTGAGTAACCGCCTGCCCTGCAGCACCATCCGCCCGCAGGCCGACGGCAGCGTCGAGCGCTGGGACGCACGTGTCGGCCGCTGGGTCAGCGCACCAGGCGGTGGCACGGCAAACCAGGCGAGCGCGAGCGATGCGTTGCCGGCACGTGCGGCTGCGCCGGCGGCCGTCGCTGTGCAGCGCATGCAACCCGCCACCGTCGGCTTCCAGCAGCCCGCCCGCCGCGTCAGCGCCCGCATGTACGCCGGCGCCCGCGGCAGCCGCTTCAACGTCGGCCTCGGGTCGAGTGGCAACAGCAGCGCCGACGCCGAGCTCAGCAGCTCCCTCGCCCAGCTGCGTGCCGCCTCGCGGCAGATCGTGCGCGACGCGCCCTACGCCAAGCGCGCGCGCGCCATCGTCGTCAACAACATCATCGGCGCCGGCATCGGCATGCAGGCGCAGGTCAAGAGCACGCGTGGCCGGCTAAACCGCCGCATCAACGAGGACATCGAGCGCGCCTGGTGCGAGTGGTGCGACCCGCGCCACTGCCACACCGGCGGCACGCTGCACTTCGCCGACCTCGAGCGCGCCGCCATGGGTCAGGTGTTCGACGCCGGCGAGTCCTTCATCCGCATCCACTACGCGGCCATGGGCGGCGGCGCCGTGCCGCTGTCGCTCGAGCTGGTGGAGGCCGAGCGCCTGGCCGACAACCTGTTCCAGCCCGGCCCCACAGGCCCCGACAACGAGGTGCGCCTGGGCGTCGAGGTCGACGTGCGCTTCCAGCGCCCCGTGGCGTACTGGATCCGCCGCCGCCACGCCGGCGACATCCGCGCCCCCGGCAACGCCATCGACCGCTACGAGCGCGTGCCGGCCGACGAGATCATCCACCTGCGCGTCGTCGACCGCTGGCCGCAGACGCGCGGCGAGCCGTGGCTGCACGCCGTCGTGCGCAAGCTCGACAGCATCGACCAGTACACCACCAGCGAGCTGCGCGCCGCGCAGAACGACGCCACCATGTTCGGCAGCGTCAAGACCACCGCCGTCGACGGCGGCCCGCTGGCCAACAACCAGCAGGAGCAGAAGGACGAGGCGGCCAGGCCCGAGATGCAGATCGAGGACGGCGTCATCGTCGACCTCGAGCCCGGGGAAGAGCTCGACTACCACACCCCCACGCGCCCCAACACCGCGCTCGACCCGTTCCTGCGCTACATGCTGCGCGAGGTGTCGGCCGGCATCCCCGGCGTCAGCTACGCCAGCCTGAGCAACGACTACAGCCAGGCCAACTACAGCAGCGAGCGCGTCTCGCAGCTCGACATGCGCGACACCTGGCGCGTCTTCCAGCAATGGTGGCTGCGCAACTTCCGCCACCGGCTGCACCGGCTGTGGCTGCAGCAGGCCGTGCTCGCGCGCGCCGTGCCCGCCGTCGCCCGCGAGCAGTACGCGCCCGACCCGCGCAAGTTCGAGGCGGTCAAGTTCAAGCCGAGGGGCTGGAACTGGGTCGACCCCACCAAGGAAGTCGCCGCCTACAAGGAGGCGGAAAAGGCCGGCTACATCAGCGCCGAGGACGTCATCGCCCAGACCGCCAACGGCATGGACATCGAAGACGTGGTCGACGCCATGGCGCGCAGCCGCGATCTGTACGAAGAGGCCGGCATTGTGCGCGACACCGACGTGGCCGCCACCAACGCCGCCACCGCGGGCAAGGTTGCACAGGCGTCTGCACCGGCCGCCGGCCCACCCGACCCCGAGGAGGACAGCGAGGGCGACAGCCCCGACACCAACAACCAGAACGACCCGCCTCGGCGAGCGCGCGTTGTGCAGCTAGGTGGTAGGTGATCCGCGTTTCTTGCGCGGTTGTCTGTCAGGGCCGCGCCGTCTGATCTGAGGCGTGAACGCAATGATGCGGTCGGCGTTCGCGGCCTTCGTGATGAGGTAGGGCCGAATCTGTTTGGCGACCGCAACAGCTCGCGACCAGCTGACGGACCACTCGAACTGTGGCTTGTGACGAATGCTCTGGGCTGCACGTCTTGTAAACGACCCGCCGAAGTATTCGAGCAGCGCGCGCACGGTGGTCTCGCATGTCATTTTCACCTTGATCACAGGCCTGAAGGAAGTGCCTCTCAGGTGTGGGTAGACATCGACGTTGCCTTCGCCATCGACGATGCCGGCGAAGTAAGCATTCTTCAGTTCGCTCATTGAGAGCGCATCTTAATACGACCTGCAATGCGCGGGTCGTTTCACTTTTGTGAGGTGACCATGGAATCCCTGTTCGGCAGCTATGCAGAGGTCAAACGGTTGGAGCGCGCAGTCTTGCAGGCTCTCGGTCGGCCGGATGGGTGCACCCCGCGCCGCAACGGCAACAGACTGACTCGATCGCTGATGTCCGAGTTTTTCGAGGCCGACTGTGCGTTGAAACGACACGCGCAGATGTTCAGCGGCCCGCTGATGCAGGAGCTGCTGTCCAGCATTCGCGACCGCGAGGAGGAGTTTGTCACCCTCGCGCGCGCCGCTGATACCAATTGGCGTCAGGTCGAGCAGCACATCGGCGCGGCGAACGCGATGCGTCGGCTGGCCGCGGACCTGGAAGACCTGGAGAAGACCATTCGATCGTCGGGTTGGCCGTGGACGGAGGCCGAGGCCGAGCAGGCGCTTTCCATCGAGGTGGCGCATGGCTGAACGCATCTTCAACCTCGCCGGCGCCACCATGCGCCGCGCCAAGTCCGACGGCACCGGCGACCTGGTGGTCGACATGGCCTTCGCCAGCGACAAGCCCTACGAGCGCTGGTGGGGCATCGAGATCCTCGACATGGCCGAGAGTTCGGTGCGCCTGGGCCGCCTGAACGACGGAGACGGCGGCCCCGTGCTCTACAACCACAACTGGAACGACCTGCGCGGGCGCCACGTGCCGGGCAGCGTCAAGGTCAGCGACGACGGCATGCTGCGCGGCCAGATCGTCATCCCCGACGCCACGCAGGCCACGCGCGACACGCAGGCGCTGGTGGAGAGCAAGACGCTCAGCAAGGCCAGCGTCGGCTACACCGTGCACACCGTCATCGAGCAGACCACGGCCAAGGGCGGCGAGCGCGCCGAGCGCCGCATCGACGGCGCCGTGTTCGAGCGCCTCATCAAGGCGCACGCGCTCGAGCGCGACGGCCGCGTGGTCGGCGGCGACGTCGCCGCCTTTCGCCGCGCGCTCGACGAGGCCTGCGGTCCGGTCGATCGCGCCAAGGACGAGCCCCCCGTGTACCGCGTCGTCGACTGGGAGCCGATGGAGAACTCCCTCGTCACCGTGCCGGCCGACAACTCTGTCGGCGTCGGCCGCTCGCATGAACAACAAGTTTCACCACCCGCAGCTCCCGCTGCAACCACCGAAAGGAAAGCCACCATGGCTGACACTCAAGCCGCCGCGGGCGCCGTCGCGGATCGTCCCTCCCACAACGACACCCAGCAGCAGGGCGGCACCAGCCAACCGGCGCAGCCGCGCCAGGGCCCGAGCGCGCTCGACCTGGAAAGCGATCGCGTCAAGTCGATCGACAACCTGTGCAAGGCCAACAACATCGACCACGGCGTGCGCAACGTCTGGGTGACGAGCGGCGCGTCGATCCACCAGATCAGCGAGCAGCTGCTCACCATCCTGCAGCGCCGCGCCGACGCCACGCCGAAGGCCACGCAGGTGGGCCTCACGGACGCCGAGACGCGCTCGTTCCGCCTCAGCCGCGCCATCGAGGCCTGCGCCGGCGGCAACTGGTCGGAGGCCGGCTTCGAGGCCGAGGTCAGCCGCACCATCGCGCAGAAGCTGGGCCGCGCGCCCAACCCCAACCGCTTCTTCGTGCCGTGGGAGGTGCAGCAGCGCCAGAACATGACGCCCATCGAGGCGCTGGCCTACCAGATGATGAAGCGCGACCTCACCGTCGCCACCGCCGGCGCCGGCGGCTAC